TAAACGTGTTTGTATTGTCGTATTCAGCCATCTTATTGCTCCTTTGGAAATAATAATTTATCTTCTTTTAAATCTATATCAAATATGGGTTTGCGTTTCCAACGAGTAGGTTCTACATCATCTTCTACAAACTTCATAAATTCTAACGCTAAAGGTTTATACCAGTCAAACCATTCTTTACTTCTTTCAATAATTTGTATAGTAATTCCTTTTGGTGTCCACACTACAAAGTAACATCTTGGAGCACCACATACTTCCATTTGTAGTTGTGTTTGGAAGTAATAACGGTCTGGAATCATACCATAAAACTCCTGGCTATAAGGGCATTTTGCTTCTATTGGTAGCCTATTTAAGAACCCATCTGGGCTTGCACCTAATGGTAAATCAGGATGTACAATTAACTTATTACCAGTTTCAGTAATCTCTCCCATAGCTTTTTCAAACTCACAAATAGCAAGATGTTCATTAAGATTACCCCATTCAGTCATTTCATTACCTTCAAATGGAGCTTCTCTTAAAGTCATTTGACGCCATAACTTTTGTCTTTCATATACAGCAGACCAAGCATTACTAGCTGTAATAATATTATGACGTCTATTGTCCGTTAAATGACTCATGCAGACTTCTTGAGTTCATTAGCATAATCACGTAATTGAGTTTTAGCACTTTCTGGTAGTTTAAAGAATGCTTCTTTTAGTTTACCTTCTTTTAATGCTTCTTCTAATTGCTGTTTAAATTTAGCTAATTGAGACTCAGTCATTTCCACTTCTTCTGGTTCTATAGGCTTTGCAGCATCAATAGCGTCATGCTCTACTATCTCAAACGCATTAGTCCATAAATATCTACGAAGGTATGTTTGAACTGCACCTAAGTTTTGCACATCATGGCAACCTTTTAAAGCTGCTGAAGACATAGGACATTTAAACTCAATAAACTGTGTAGCATCATCTATGTCTGTAATAGTAAGAATTGCTATGTCTGTATAAAATGTTACTGTGCCACAGATACCCACCTCATTAGAAATTTCTTGAATAGTAGGTAAAAAATCACCTAACTCAAAATACTTGTATCCTGCAAATTTATTATGACCAGACTTTTTAAGGTCTGCTGTTTGTAACTTTAATCTTGCTTGCATTAATTTTTTATGAATGCTCATTTATTCTCTCCTGTTGTTTGGTTTCCATCTCGTGCAACTCCTGCATCACTTCCTGGTAAAATTGGTCTTCCATTTTCTCTCTCCCATTTATCGTTATCTAATTTAAGTTCGTCATTCAATCGTTTAAGAATATCTGCTATATGTTCTAAACCATTCGCCATATTATATACCCCCAAAACACAAAAAGAAATAGCCATAAGTATTTATTCATCATGCTTCTCCTGTTGGTCGAGTTTATATTGGGCTTCTTCTTCCAATCTGTCAAGCCTATCCATTTCATCTAAATATGCGTCTGGGTCTAAGTGTCTTTCCATTATATTGCTCCCGCTAACTTACCCATAATCTGTAAACAAAGCCATACATAAGCCCAAAATGCTACTGCTATTACCATCATTGTCTTTACACTCATGTTTCTCTCCTGGTTAAATTACAATAGTTATATTAAACACCTAAAATAACTTGTCAAGTATTTTCTAGTAAATATCTATAAATAAAATAGTTTGCAATTAGAAATACATTGTGATAATGTTTTGCCCTATGGATAACTTACGTTACATTATATTAGATGAGTTTGACGGAAAACCGCTAAGAGCCTTTAGTAACAAGGCATCTGCTCTTTGGTTTCTTGAGAATAGGTCTGATTGTAAGCTCCATATTCTGCCTAAGCCGCCTAAAGCAAAAGTCGTGCCAATGTCAGAACTTTATGAAGAATGTTTATTTTAAGGAGAGTATTATGACACAAACTGAATTATTAGAAAAATTATTAGTAGCACAAACATCATTATGTAAAATCCAAAACATTATAGATGCATCAGACACCCATTTAACAAGTGGTGGTTTAGAATTAGATGAAGAAGAATTAACCACAATTTATGAACATATTTGTCAAGGTTTAGGAGACATGAATGTACAAGATTAAAAACTGGGAGAAGTTTAATCTCTATAATCCTAAGAATCCACGTTATCAAAAAAAGATGACGTGGTTTAAGTTTTATGGTACAGATTATATAAATAACATAGATATTCATAGGCTATCTTTTGAACAAAAAGCTGTTTTAGTAGAGTTGTGGTGTCTTGGTTCTGAAAGTGATGGTGTGTTACCTGACAACTTTGAAATAGCTTTTAGACTTCATTACCCTATTGATTTTGTTGAGAAAATAGTAAAAGAACTATTTACTAGAGGATTACTAGTAGAAAACTATGAGCCTGTTACGATAGAGAAGAATAAGAGAAGAGAAGATAATAATATATATGTCGTTAAAACGACCAATAGGTTTGAAGAATTTTGGGAAAACTATCCTAATGTTCGTAAAGTCAACAAGAAAACATGTATTGAAAGATGGGCTAATAAAAATCTTGACGGTATAGCAGATGAAGTGATAGGGTATGTAAAGAAGATGAAAGATACTCAATCATGGAAAGATGGCTTTTCACCAGCTCCACTTACTTTGCTTAACCAGGAAAGATGGAATGATGGTGAAGCTCCACAAGAACGTAAAGTTTGGGAAGGTGGCATTTAGTGAATATAGGTGAAGTAATAGATAAACTAACAGTTAGTCAATCAACAGTGCAAGAATTTTATAACGAAGGATACGGACATGCAGAGTTTAAAGTTAAAAGTACGGATATATTTGCTGATGATTTGGTACGGTATTTTGGTGAGGAAATTCATAGTGGTAAATCACTTGGCTGGATTAAGACGGAAGATAAGTTCCGTGTTAGGAATGAATTAAATATTTTAACCGGTGTCTCAGGACATGGAAAATCTATGTGGCTTTCACAAGTTATATTGTCTATGATGAAACAGAATACTAAATGCTTAATAGCTTCTTTAGAAATGAGACCTGTACTTACATTAGCTAGGATGGTTACACAAGCATTAGGTTCACCAGAGCCAACAGATGAATATATACATAAGTTCTGTGAACGTGCTAAAGATAAGTTATATATATACGACCAGCACCAACAAACAACATCACAGGATATGATAGCTACACTTTACTATGGTAAACATATTTTGGGAGTAGAAGTATTTGTAATAGACAGCCTTATGAAAATGTCAGATATATCTGAAGAGTCATTAGAAGCACAAAAGTTATTTGTAGATAAACTAGCTGTAACTGTAAGAGACCTTAACATTGCTGTTTTCTTAGTTGCACATACAAGAAAAATGAAGTCAGAAGAAGAAATACCAGATGCTACAAATATTATGGGTAGTTCGCATATTAGAAACTTATGTGATAATATTATTTGTGTATGGCGTAATAGGTCTAAAGAAAGACTGAAGGAAGAAGGAAAAGTCTCTGATGATGAATTAAAGATTATTCCTGATTGTAAAGTCTTTGTACAGAAACAACGTAATGCTCAATGGGAAGGAAACTTTAACTTTTATTTTGACCAAAAAGGTTTACGATATAATGAGAGTCCACCAAGATGACCATAAATGAATTTATCAAGCAATGCAAAAAAGTATTCGGAGATGATATAGAATACAAAGCAACTTCTAAAGACGGACAAGTATTTAAAACGAAAGGATGGAGAGATGATAAAGTGGGCATTAACCAAAGACAACTTACCTCAGCTTATAGAGAAGCTAAAAAGTCTTGACTTTACTAAACGCTGGCGTGTAACAGTAACAGACGCTAAACTTAACCGTAGCTTAGAACAAAACGAAAGACTATGGGAATTGTATACAAGCATAGGTCAGCATCTTGGTATTGAGAAAGACAAAATACATGAACTTATGGGATATAAGTTTTTAAGATACCAAACAGAAATTGCAGGTATGCCAGTAGAACTTATAAAGTCAACAACTAAACTAACCACAAGTGAAATGACAGAATACCAACAACAGATAGAAGTATGGGGTCAGACTATGGGTTGGGGATGGGATTATTAGTGATAGCTGTTTTATTTGCTAGAGACGATAGTCGCTATAAAGAACTTGATGGATATGATGTATATGATATTCACAGAGATGCTAGAAACTATTGTAAGAGTTATCCTGTAATAGCACATCCACCATGTAGAGCTTGGGGTATGTTATCTCACATGGCTAATCCTAGACCAGATGAAAAACAATTAGCTTATTATGCTTTAGCACAAGTAAGATTAAATGGAGGTATATTAGAACATCCTGCTGGCAGTCGTTTATGGAAAGAAGCACCACTACCACTAGGTGATGAAGTAGATGAGTTTGGTGGATTTACTATTGAGATTGACCAATTTGACTTTGGTCATGTTGCACATAAAAATACTAAACTTTATATTTGTGGAATAGATAAATCTAAACTACCACCTATGCCACCTAAAAATTTATCTTTAACTGATAGGTCAATATGTGGTAATGTAAAAGGAACAAAACGCTGCACACAATATCAACGAGAATATACACCAGATGATTTAATCAACTGGATGACAAAGGTATGTAATGAATTATCGTAACCCTAAACTACTTAAACTAGCAGACGGCGCACCATGTATGATGTGTTCTATTCAAGACGGAACAGTTGTATCTGCACACTCTAATCAATTACGTGATGGCAAAGGAACAGGTATAAAGGGACACGATTATCGTATAGCTTTCTTATGCCACCAATGCCACCACATGATAGATAATGATAAGATGTTAGATAAACATGATAGAATAGCAGCATGGGAAGAAGCACACCGTAAAACTATAGGCTGGTTATTTACTAACGGATATTTGGAGGTAAAGTAATGGGTAAAGGTTCTGGAAGAAGACCATTGTTAATTTCTGAACAAGAAGCACAAGATAACTGGGACAAGATATTTAAAAAAGAAAAAAATAGTCCTGACGTTTCACCACACGCTTATGAATACGAACTAAATAAGTCCACCGGTAATGTAGAGAAAAGATTTAAAGACGGAACATCTAAACCTAACGAAAGTCAATTTGATGGCAACTAGCCCAACGCAGTTAAGTCTTAAAAAATTACGAGAAGAAGGATACACAGTAGCAGTAGTAGAAC